GGTGGTGATGTAGGTGGTGGTGGAGGTGGTTCAGGTGGAGCAGGAGGTGGTGGTGGAATTGTAGTTGTTGTTGTAGTTGTTGTAGTAGTCGTAGTTGTTGTTGTACTTGTAGTGGTAGTAGTAGGAGTTGGTGCAGTATATTTATAATAAATATTATCTATTAACCACCAATCACCTAAGTTATCTGAAGCTCCAAGTATTATTATTTCATTAATAGTTGTTCCTGTTGGTGCAGCTAAGGTAACTTGATTAGGATTATTGCCATCATTAGTTGCAATATTAAATGTTGCTGAAGTTGAATCATCATAATATATAGTTCCTGTTGATGCTTCATCTACAGCCATTGTTATAAAACCTACTTCAGTAATAGGTTTAGTTTCTGAATTAGGGAATGCAATAGTAAGTGCATCTGTTGAACTACGTAATCCAATTTGGTATCTATCACTTCCAAAATATGGACTTCCTCCGTGGCAATCCATATCCTCAATGTTGATACTTCCAGGAGCTTGACTGTTGTCGCAATCAGTTTCGGCAGATACAGAACTATCATTACCACCATAAACGAAAGTAATATCCTCATTAAGTTGTTGGTTATCAAAATTTTCAGTTATTGTAGTTTCATCTGCATATACCGGTAAAGGTGGAAGTATTAAAAATAAGACTATTAATATTCTTACAGCAGTATTGAACTTATGTACCACCACAATTGCAATGTCCGCAACAATCGCCCATATTATCCTCCTACCTTAAATAATATTTCTCTAATAACTTCTTCTATAATTATGAGATTTTGATTGAATCCTGAAATACTATCCTGATAAGCTATGACTTGAGCTTTTAGCGTTGCTACTTCTTGTTGTAAATCATTTACTGTTTTAAACAACCAACCAACTAAAGCAGCTAAACCACCTTGTAATATTTGTCCTAAATTAACTTGTGCTTTCATTTTTAATCTTCGTATGTAGCCTTTGGTTTATATTGTTCAAGTGCATGCTGAATAACAGTTATAAAACTTGTTAAAAAAGCAACTCCAACTAACTCCATTACATCTGCGTCAATTATTCCACTTGAATTAGCTAACCATAAAGATATTGCTGATTGTAAGCCAGTTCTAAATGCTTTTGATAGCATAAACTTCCAATAAGCTTTTGCATTCTTCATATATTCTCCTAATGTATATATCTTAAGATTAGCAAAATAAATAATTGGGTGTAAGAATTAAAGTACCCTCTTTTTTAAAACAGCTGATTTTATTTGCTTTAAATCTTTAATTATTTTTTCAAATTTATCATCTACTAAAGAAGTCATCATAACATCATCTTTAGCTTTATTAGATACAATACTTTCCATATCAAAATCTGTATATGTTATTGTAGTTTTTTCTCCTTGATGAATTGCATTAGCAATAGGCTTATATATACGCTTATATGCATTTGTACTGGCCCCTATAAAACCATTTGGATCCGCTAGATTACTGCTTTGAGTATCTCCTACAAGCAAACAACCTGCAGTATTTTCGTCAGTATTACCTATATGCAGAAGTATATATTGAAAATTAGGTACATCATCAACATGTATCATTCCTATATGAAAAGTAGGAAATTTCTTTTGGTATCTTGAGTGAAAACCGCCGACAGTCCTTAATGAAAGATTATAAGTACCTGCAGGCACTCTTGTTTCGCCCATTACTTTATTTTCTCTATGTTCATCTTCTAATGTATAAGCTAAAAAATATCTTCTATTATCTTTTATTTCAAAAAGAATTCCTGAAGTACTATCAGGTCCTGAACTAATTCTTAAAACTTCTAATTTCATTAGCTTGGTTTTGGATTATCGTCTTTTACTTTTTTAAGAGCTTTATACCATTCTCCAGTTTTATCGCCTTTACCTGCTGTCATATCGTGAAACAACATGTCAAGTTGCTCTGGTAAAGCTGGATAGCTTTCTTGTCTATCTCTAGCATAACCATTATCTTGCTCATCTAATTTATATTGAGCTCTATCTTCAATAGCTTGGTCGTATTCTGCGTCTGTAAACTCTCTTCTTTCATTGTTTACTTGTGCATATAACGGCTTTTCACTTTCTATTTCAGAAGTAGCTTCAGTTCTAAATTGTGCGATTGTCTTAATTGCCATAATATTTTTCCTTTCTTTATCTTAGCATTTATTTTCGTAGTCCGTAAAGTTTAAAATTCCCACTAGCAAAATCAACATCACTTTCCCAAAAGAAAGTAAATCCGTCCGTAGCTTGTGTTTCAGTTAATACACCACCACCTTGCCAACCAAATAATCTTGGATCAAAATCGTACATTACTATTTCCATAGTGCATAAACTGAACTCATCTGCATCGTTAAAGTTAAAAGCATACATTGTTCCATTGCAAGCTTCACCTGTTCCTGTTCCTTGTCCAGATATATTTACTGGTAAATAATCAACATTAGTTCCACTTCTATCTTCAAAAGCCATATCATTTCTTAACTCTTTTGCTGCATAATCATAATTTGATGAACTATCAGCAGTTCCACTAACAGTAAATCTAAATCTTAAATCTTTATTATCAGTATCAGCAACAACATCATTGAACTGTAAAACATACACATCATAAGTGCTATCAATACCTGTGATAGTCATTGTTGCACCACTTGTTACTGTTACTTCGTTAATTAAAACTAAACTACCTGCCATTATTTAACCCCATATACTGCTACATTTAGAAAATTAAAAGTTGTTGTACCACCACCACTAGCTTGTATTTTTAAACCATATACACCATCAGTTGCTGTATAAACTGCAATTCCTTTTGTTCCTTGCATACCTGCACTTTCAGGAGAATTAGATTGTGATGTTGCAAAAGTATATTTTGAAGTAGAAGTTGGATTAAATACAGTCATTTTCATAGCATAACCTGCATCAACATTACCCATATAGCCACCTAACCCTCGCCAAATTGTGCTATTTGCGTATTTGTAATCAGCAAAAGAAGATTGAGCTCTCATTTCTCGTACTGCAACATCATAATTACTACCTGTTAAAACATTTCCACCACTATCAAGTAAGTACATATCTAAATAGGAAAGAGAATTGTATTCCAAGTTTATAAATAAATCAAAGACATCATAATTTGTGTTAAATAAATCTGTATATGTAACTGAAACTACATCAGTAGATGTTTCTTTTTTTATAAACTGTAAATTAGTACTCATTATGAATATTCCTTTATTCCGTATAAAGAAAAATCAAAACTTGCAAAATTACCACTATTTGTTTTTAACCTAAATCCGTCAACAAAACTTTTTTGTGGTAAACAACCACTTCCAAATATTGCACCTGAAAATGTTGATGTGTTACATCTACAAGTATGACTTGTTGTAAAACTGTACTTTGTACTATCTGTTAAGTTATACATATAGCAGTAGCCAACAGAAGAGCAAGGTGTAGTGTTACCTACTTCATAAGATAATTCTATTTCAGTATCATTTGTGTCATTTATTTCGGAATTACCAGAAATATAATTATATTGGTAAGCATAATGATAAACACTTCCTGTCTCTAAAGTTCCATTTTCATAGAATTGAAGTTGAATAACTCTAGCATTATTATCAGCTGGCATTACATCATTATAAGTCAATAAATGAACATTATAATCTCCAAGATTTGTAAAATCTACATAACTTACTGCACCCGAATATGTTTGAGTTTGTATCAACTCTAATTGTCCATACTGTGTATATTTATCTGCTCTTGTTAAATCGTAAATATCATTCGGTGTAAAGATCCCTGTATTATTCCCAAAACTTTGAGCAGGGCTTTCAGGTATATATCCATATTCACTCATAATTACACCACCTTATACAATGTAAAAGTTCCACTTGCTATATTGCCTGTTGTATAATACAGATAAACGCCGTCAACATCGCTATCTACTGTTAATACTAAACCACCTTGACTTCCATAATTATCATTTCCACTATCTACATTTGAGCTTTCAGTACTCATAAAAGTATGCTCTGAAGAATTGTTTGCAGAATAAATATTAAAAATTCCATTAGTTGTTTCAGAAGTTCCTGTTCCGTTTGTGTGATTTGTTATATTTACCCCATCTCCATTTGTACCTGTTAAATCTAAAAAAGCACCACCTGTTTGCATATACATTTGTGCATAGTCATAATTAGATGTGCTATTTGGCGTTCCACTTTCAGTAAATCTAACTCTTAAATAATAATTATCTGACGCAGGTGCAACATTATTTAAAACTAATTGATAAACATCATCGCTATCTATACCTGTCAAAGTTACATTTGCTGTTGCACTTGTTACTGTTGTTGTTGCTACTTGAATTAATCCCATTAATCTACTCTCAATCCATAAGTTTTAATAACCCCACTAGATACATCTGAACTAGGGAACATAAATTGAAAACCAGTAATTGTGTTGGTTTGTTTTAATATACCAATACCTTTTGAAGCTAAATATCTAGGATTAGAATAATGCGAACTTTGTTGCCCAATATTAAATGTATAACTTGAACTGCTATAAGGATTAAAAATATATAAAACACACCCTGCAACATCTGGTGCTTGGTCTGGATTACCACTTGCATAATGAATTTTAGTAGTGTCGCTTGTATTTGAGTTTCTAATTTCTGAAAACCCTGTATCTGCTGGCATATACCAACTTGCAAAGTTATAATCTGCACTAATAACACTTCCACTAGAGTTTATAAATCTTAAATAACTTTCAGTAGCAGTTGTACTAGCAGTTGAAAAATTATCCCCAACAATTTTATATATATCAAAATCTGTACTAAAAACATCTGTTACATTTACATTTGATACTGAACTGCTTACAGTAGTTTCATTAATTAATCTTAGGTTACTCATACTAAATCTCTTTCATACCAAAAAGTTTTGCTGTTCCTTGTGTGAAATTAACACCTGTGTCATTAAAAACTCTTAAAGCATTTATTGTTTCAGCAACATCATAACAACCACCACCCCAATAACCAAATATATAAGTGCCGTCCATATTGACTGGGCTTTGATTATTTATAAGACTATATTTTGTACTATCTCCAAGATTATATAAATATATATATGCACAATAAACATTAGTTCCGTCTTTATTAGCTAAGTAGTCAAATTTATCTGTGCCTGTGCTTTTTTTTTCGGCAAAAGAATAGCCAACTTGTTGAATAGAATATTCATAATTTGTTCCTGCCTCAAAACTACTTCCACTATCATTTGAAAATCTTAAATTTAAACGATTTGTTCCTGATGCAGTACTGAAATTATCTAATTGCAATAAGTGAACTTTATACGCACTTTCTTTAATAGAAGTAAAATCAACTTGTGCAACAGCACTACTAACTGTTTGAGATTGTATAAGTTCCATTGAGCCACCCCAACTACCCTCTTTAGTTAATTGCAGTATTTCATTTGGATTATATATACCAGTATTCTTTTTTACATTATTTGGTTGTGTACCTATATAGGACATAAATTACCCCTTTAGGTTTGTTTCAAATAAGCTACATTAAAATCGACACTTGAGGCTGCACTTGCAAGTCCTTGCATTGTGTCGCCTGTTTCCAATACCATTTTTGTACTCATTGTTATAGTAGTTCCAAATGGAAGTGAAACATCATTTAAGACTTTTCTTAATGAGCCACCTGACTTGGTAATACTTAAATCAACTGTAACATCTGCACTGGATCCGCTTATATTAGATAAAGTTAATCCAATAACAGTTTCAGTCGTGCTTGAAGCTACTGCGTCTAAAATAGCTGTGCTACCTGTACCAAGTACACCTTGTACTGAATGTAATGTATCTGCCATATTTTATCCTTTCCTAACTTAGCGCTATTACTAAACCTAAAGAAACACCACCTGCTAATCCTGCAATGTCTCCTGCTGTTGTTTTCTTTAAATTATTACTGTCATCTACATCTGCGATAAGTATTACATCTCCACTAGCTACTG